TTGGGTTTGTACTAATCACTCCGGCAATTCTGCGATCTGAATCCCAATTACTTTGCGTAACTTCTGCTGTACCGCCAAAACTCAGCACTGTTCCCGGGGCATAGTCAGCGTCAGCAGTGTAACTTTCTGCCAAGTCAGCGTATTGAGCACTGGTTGCTTTGGCATGTACAGTATTGAAGTACGTTGTAGCACTACCAATATTAGCAGTAGCATTAGCACCAGTGGTTACAATATTTCCAGCAACGCTGATGTTGCCACCAGTATTGATGTTGCCACCAGTATTGATGTTGCCACCATTGACATTACCTGCAACTGTTATTGCACCACTGATGTTGACATTATTGCCTGAATCAATATTTCCAGTTGCACTAATCCATCCTGCTACACTAACATTTCCTGTTGCTGATATACCTGTAAGGTTAATGTTACCACTTGTAATATTACCAGTTACAGCTAACGGACTTATTACGTTACCACTTAAACTCAATCCAGAGGCATTTAGATTGCCGCCTGTGATGTTTCCTGATGCGCTAAGTCTCGCTGAATTAACGTTGCCAACAGCAGATATTGTTGTTTGTGAAGTAATCTGTCCGCCATCAACATTACCGCTAGTCACAAAAGCGTTACCAGTAATATTACCAGTTGCGCTAATAACGCCAACACTGCCAATACCAGTCATTGTAATAACTGCCTGAGATTGACTTGCACTGTATAATCTAAATGTGCCATCAACTGACCCATTTGGCACGCCTGCATGTAGGTAATTATTAAAAATGCCGCCAACTGCACTGATACCGCCAACTGTACTATTTCCTACAGTTAAATTACCAGAGGCAGTTGATAATGCAGTATTGCCAATGTAAACAGTATTACTACTGACATAAAGTGTACGCCACTGTTGAGTTGGTGATCCTAAGTCGTAACTAACATTGGCTGCTGGTAACAGACTACCAAGTACATTGCCAGTTACACTTAATGATCCAGCAGTAACTGTACCAGTAGTTGATACAGGATTTGATCCAAGTGCTGCCAGATTGGCCACAACATTGGCATTACCATATGTGGCGGCCAATCCACTAAGCAGAGATCCATCACCTAAAATATAATTTCCTGAAACGTTGGCGGTTGTTGTGATGTTTGCGGTGGTATTGATTGCTGAAATCACATTACCACTTAGACTCAATCCTGCGGCATTCAAGTTTGCGCCTGTAACATTTCCTGAAACAGAGTTTACCCCAGTGATATAAACTCCAGTAGTTGCAATCACTTGAATATTACTAGACCCATTGATAATTGCAAAAATATTTCCAGCAAGTCCGCTGACATTGGCCGCGGTCATTTGCGTACCATTATACGCAATTTGCTGAGCACCAGTAACGTTTGCTTGAACGTTAGATAAGAAACCACCATCACCAAAGAAGTATGATCCACTACTTGCAACAATGTTGCCAGTATTTGCCATTGTAAGCTGTCCAGTTACATATATTGCTCCTGCATTAACATTACCTGTGGCAATAACTGCACCTCCTGTGACCAAATTTGATCCTGTTACGTTACCTGCGGCACTAACATTACTGCTGGCGTTGAGAATGCCTGTTGAAACGGCAAATGTTGAATTAATATTATTACCGTCAATATTGCCAACTACACTGACATTACCAACAACAGAAACGTTGCCACCAGTAATATTACCTGCGGCTGAAATATTACCACCGGTAATATTGCCTGTTCCAACTAAATTAACATTACCAGCACTGATATTACCAGTGGTAGAAATATTGCCTGTTCCAACAATACCAACAGTAACAACGTTACCAGCGGTTGTGATATTGCCGCCAACCACATTGCTCACAGCAGATACAAAAGCACCTGTAACATTTCCCGAAGTGCTTACTTCAGAATTAATCACGGTACCAGATGTAACAACATTGCTGGCTGTGACATTGCCCGTGGCACTGACATTGCCTGCTGTTAGAATATTTCCACCTGTGACATTGCCGCCAGCACTGGCCTGTCCTGCTGTTCGTAAGTTACCGCCTGTGACATTAGCAGTGGCAATGATATTGCCCGTTGCGCTGACCACGCCGGCTGTGTTGATGTTACCGCCACTAACGTTGCCTGTGGAACTGATCACACCGGCTGTGTTGATGTTACCTCCAACAACGTTACCAGTTGCGGATTGCAATCCTGTGACGTAAGATCCGGTGGGGGCAAACACTGCCACATTTGATACACCGTAAACTCCAATGGTGACATTGCCGCCAGGATTAGAAGTATCAACGTTGGAATTTCCCGTGAAGATTTTGGTAACACTTACGTTACCAATACTGGTAGAACCTGTTACTGTTAGGTTACCATCAACCACCATGTCAACCGCGGTATTTGCCAAGGCACTGCTGATAGTTACAGTGTTTGCACCAAGAGTTTGAATTGTGTAATCGCCGCTGACACGCTTGTAGGTAGCCATTTAGAGTTCCTTTGTGTTATTTATACGGTTTAAGAACTCTGACATGGTCATGATTTTTAGATTTGCAACGCGATCTAAATCGCCCACTGCGGCAGTTGTATGGCCCATGATTCTCACAAACAATATGCCTGGATTGTCACGCATTATTGTTTTTATCTGTGTGATCCAATTTCCAGTAAATGTTGGTACTGCTGAACTTTTTTTGTAAAATTCTGTATTGGCGTACACATTGTTGAAATGATTGTTTGCTGGACCCATATCAAACCCTATTAGGTATATTACTCTAGCACCATCTATTGCGGCAATACTGGCAGCAATTGGTCCTGAGCTGTATCCAAAATATTTTTGAGGTACTGGCAGGGCACCTGATCCAGGTACAGGACGTCGTGTGTAAAAACGATTGTTTTTTGAATATCCTGAATCTTGTATGCGCTCACTAATTGGCTTGTCTGTGCTGATCAGTGCCGTGGGAGTAAAATCCCTGTACAAAGCATTACACCCGTAGATTGGCCCAAAATGTTTTAAATTGTTTAGATCTACATCTTGTCGGCTTACGCCATTGCCCAGTACAAATGCTCTGCTCATAAAAAATCCCCACAGTAATTATCTGAGGGGATAAGAGGATATAACAAAATTAAGACGTAAATTTTTCTACAATAGCCAGATCCAGAATATTTTGTTGTCCTGAAACGTTAGCAGAGCCACTGGTACCTGACTTGATTTCTGTGCCTTCGTCTGTGAAGAAATTGACTAGATATCGGTTTGGAGGTGTTGCATAGTCTAGTGCAAACTTGTTGGTCAAGCGTGAAATTAACTGAGCAGTAGAATCACCTGTGCTGAAAGTGATGTTCATGTTGCCTGCTGTGAGTGCAGTATCAGCTTGGTTGGCCAAAATACAAGTACCTACGTTTTGCACAGTACCTGTGCCTGCACCTGCTGCGGTTGCAGTGAATACATCACCAACGGCTGCATTTGAATCGCTGGCGCCGCAAGCTGCCCAATCAGTTGTGCCCACACTCAGAATACGATATGCTTGACCCACTACCATGTCTTCATCATTGACCGCAGTTACTGTGGCCACTTGGTATTTGATTGTACCTTTTTGTGTAATAATATATGCATCATCTTCGGCACCAGCGCCGGTGATAAAAGCACGTGCCTTGACTACCGGATATGTTGATGTGGCAACACTGGCATTAGCGCCACCAACAACTCCAATAAATTCTGTGCCTGACAAAGTATCTGGATACACTGGATTTGTCAAACTGACAATGGCATTGAAACCAATGTCAGTGGTTGTGGTTTTTTTGATTTTAAGAGGACGTCCCATTTGTTTTCTCCTTATAGAAGCCCGATGCGGGTTCTAGCCGCTACGCTGTGGGTATTAATCTCAGCATAAAACACCTAATTGTGTTGACAAGTATTTATGGCCAGTGTAAAATTAAAACCAACACAGTTTATGCTGTAAATACTGTATGGACACACAATATCTCATTGAACAAGGCAATCAACATCGTGCTGACAATCAACCAGAAGCTGCTTTACAATGTTACGCACTGGCTTTTAGTCAAGATCGTCGACTAGCATCTGCATTCAACAACTACGGTAATGTACTTCGAGAAGTAGGCGAACCAGAGGCTGCTATTCCGTTTTTACGTCGTGCCATTCAACTGGATCCTAATAATGTAACTTCAAAATTTAATTTGGCTGTGGCGCAGTTACTCAGCGGAAACTGTGCTGAAGGATGGCCTGGATACGAAGTTCGATGGGATTACGAACATCTAGCTGGTACATTACCTAAATTTCCACAACCACGTTGGACCGGGCAGGATCTCAAGGGCAAGACTATTCTTGTGATGGGCGAGCAAGGACACGGAGATAACATTCAGTTTGTGAGATTTCTGTACAACCTACATGTGTTGGGAGCAGAAATTATTCTGCAGGTAACAGATGGTCTTGTGCCAATGTTGACATCAAGTGCAATTATTAAACGTGTGTCGGGTTACGACTTTTCAGTCTCTGACTTTGACTACTGGATTCCTATCATGAGTATTCCTGGTGTGCTAGGAGTAACATTGGCCAATTTGCCTAAGCCTGTGAACTATCTCAATGCTGACCAACAACTGCAACAGCAATGGCAACAGAAACTTGGGCCCAAGAAGCGTATGCGTGTGGGATTTGCCTGGAGCGGCCGTAGAGATGCCTGGCTCAACACTCACAAAGGTATGCCGTTTGCGGATATGCTGGCCATGATCCGATCAAATCCCACCTATGAGTGGATCAATTTGCAGATTGATGCAACACCTGAAGAAGTGGCAGAACTAGAGGCAGCTGGTGTAACAATGTATCCAGGTAGTATTAATAGTTTTGCAGACACATCCGCATTGCTTGTGCATTTAGATGTGGTACTAAGTGTGGATACTGCTATTGCTCACTTGGCGGGTGCGTTGGGAAGACCCACTTGGATCATGCTCAACTGGTTTGCAGTAGACTGGCGTTGGTTGTTGAATCGCGATGACTCACCTTGGTATTCAACTGCTAGACTATTCCGTCAACCTGCCATGGGCGATTGGACCAGTGTTACCAAGAAAGTGTCACAGTACCTGAGTTGGTTTAAAGTTTAACAAACTTACGATCATTAAAAAACCCGCCGAAGCGGGTTTTTGTTTGGTTGCAATCTCTGATTAGGAGAAAGACAAGTTGGAAACAGCAATCTCTCCGACATAGTCACCAGCATTACCGAAAGATGATGCAGTGTTAGTCAGTTCGATGTAACCATAACGTGTCATGAATGACACGACTGGTTCGAATGTTGATGGATCCAGAACAACACCACTGCTCATCAATGGAATGTATGGGCAGTAGAATGCAGGAGCGTCAGCTTCTGAAGAACCTTTGTATCCAACCAACACAGGTGTTGTGTCAGATGCATAAGAGTCAACGAACACACGCATAGCGCCGTTCAATGTACCAACAAACTTGGTGTTTGTAGGAGCTTCAAAAGTACCTTCTGTAGTACGTGCAAAGGCAGAAGTAGTTGCAGATTGCAACACTGTCAATGCGGCACTAGATACAACAGCGTAGTTACCAGCGCCACGACGTGTACGTTGGGCGATCAAGTTAGCAACACGGTTGATCAAAACAGCCAATGCGGCATGTTCGTCACCAACGAATGTAGCTGTACCTGAAACGGTAGCTTGGTTGTATGTGAACTCAGTAGCAGCCAAAGAACGTAGACTCAAGAGAATCTCTTGGTCAATCTCAGCTGTAATCTCTTGAGCCAAAGCAGCCATGATTTCTGCTTCAACGTCAATACCATGCATGGCTTGTGCGTCTTGTGCAGATTCAAATGTCCAACGAGCTTGCAATTTGCGAGTCTTGGCTTCAACAGCTTGCTTCAAGATTTGGACGGAAATTTGCTTACCGCCGTTACCTTCCATGGTAGCTGTGTTGCCACCAGTGTAAGCTGTTGCTGTTGCTGTGTCTTTTGGTACTGTAGAGTATGCAGTAGCAATAGTGAATGGGCTCAATGCTTCTTGGCCAGCTGTAACGCTAGTTGCGGCAGCAGAAGAATCAGTCAAGCTCTGTGCATAACGTACACGCAGAGTGTGGATCTGACCAACTGGACCAGTCATTGGCTGAACACCAACCAACTCGTTAGCAATAACGGTTGGCATAACACGTCGAATCACGGGAAGAATCACGCGGTTCAATGTGGCAATGTTGCCGGAACTTGTAGAACCTGCAGATGCATTTTCTTTCAAGTACTTGCGTGTGTTCTCAAGGATCACACTCATGGAATTGCGACGGGTACCGTTCAAACCTTCGAGCAATGCTTCTTTGGTTTCGCCCCAGCGACTTTCTAACAATGGTTCTGACATTTAAGTCTCCTAAAAATTTAAATTACAGTCCAGCCAGACGCTTGAGGTCGATCACATTGCTGCGATCTTCTTGATCAACGTTTTGGGTAGGAACAGTCTTATCACCGGTAACTGAGGAAACATTTTCTGTGATCACTTTAGAAGCTTTCACTGATCGGTCTTCCAACACTGCTGGTAGATACTTTTCAAAAGCATTTTTCAAACG